TTCTTTAAAATCTCCTACTGATAATAATCAATATTTTTTTGACAAAGAGCAAAAATTATGGCAAGTCGTTGCTCATCCTGTGAGTTTTTCTAAAATTCCAGTTGATGAAGTTGCTAGTGTTGAAGAGATAGCTCAAAAAGATATAGGAGCATTTGGTTCAATTATTCCTGGTTGGTGTATTATTACTAATATTCCAGGTTTTAGATATTGGATTTATATACTCTTATGTCTTTGTAGTGGTGGTTTATTGTATTTACTTTACTCTTATGGTTTTCGTAAACGTAAGGGTAATAATGAGGTTAATGAAGGAAATATTTCTGGTAAATTAGCTTTAGATGAACAATGTCCTGCTGATAAAGTTAAAAAGAAATGTATGCATGTTAATTGTCCTTTTAAGCATTCAAGTGTTGTTGAAACACATGAAGCTGGTGGTAATATTAAACATAAAGAAAAAGAATTTCAAAAAGATGCTGCTAGAGTTCCTTTTACAGAAGCTGCTAAGCGTGTTTATGGTACTGATGATAATATTTATACCGCTTTAGATAATCCTTTAACTGATGAAAGTAGAGATAAATTGTCTAAATTACGCGAAGATCGTTTCCGTGATAAAGTTACAGGTTTAGACATGCGTAAAGTACTTTTTGTTTTTTATGATCCACAAGATATATTAAAATTTTCACAAGAGACAGTTACTCCTTTTTCAGTTGTTTATTTTGATAAAGGTGAAATGAAATATGAACAAATGAAGAATTATGACGATTATTTGCAATTTAAGCGGTTATTTCCTAATGCTAAACCTATTGTTAATACAAGAAGAAAAGGTGAACTAGAGCGTATGCCTGTTCATTTTTCCATTGTTGTTCCTCAATTTATAGAAGGAGTAGTTAAACGTGTTCATAATAGGGAAACACTTAATTTTAATCAAAGATTATTACTTGATACAGTTGTTGAGGAAAAGAAAATTATGTATGGTGAACGTTTAATTGAAGAACTTAAATCATATGAACCTTTTGTTGGTAATAATGATGTAAAATTATTTATACCACGTGAAGGAAATAGAACTAGACCTCATGCTCATGGTGCTGAATTTATTCATTTAGCTACTTTTAATCTTAATCATCCAAGACTTTTTGATAAAGCGGTTTCTACTTTTGATATGCCTTTATTAAAAGGTTTGCCTGAAGATGTTCCTGATAATATTAATCGCTTTCACGAATTTCATCGTAATGCTTTATTTTCTAAATTGAATGGCGAAACTATTATAGTCCCTAATGATTTGAAATTTGTTTGTGGTGATCTTGCAAAACCTGATGTAACAATTAGGGATATTCGTATTAGTGATCTTGCAGGTATTCGTCGATTTATGAAAGCTAATCAACTTCCTGGTTTATTTTTTTATTCAACTAATGAAATTCGTAATGAAATTCATGAAGTGGGTCAAATTTTAACTTTTAAAGATAATCCTGATGGTCAAATAATTAGTAATAATGAAAAACGTAGAGCTGTTTTGCTTAAAACTAAAGAGCACATGATTAATCATATGTCTCTTATAAATAATGTTTCTCAGAATTTAATTCCTGAATTAGGTTATTTACCTAGTAATTCTGTTGAAGAATTGTCTGAAATTTATAAGATGATTGAAGAGGGGAAAGTTGTAGAAACTCAAGAAACTATTGCACAACCTACTATGTTTACTCAAAATATAGATACGCGTTCATGTGTTGGTTTTTGGCCAAAATATTTAAATGCTGAAAATAGAGATGCAAAAAATCGTATTGGTGTTGGTGGTATTATTGGCACTAATGTTGTGGTTAGTAGACATCTTTTTTTAAAAGATGATGGTACTCCACATTTTGAAGCAGATGAGGTAGTTTGTTGTTGGAATTTTTCTACTTATGATATTGAATCAATTGACTATATTCCAATGACTAATTGTTCTCCTTATGAATCTGTTGATGTCTCTCTTGATTTATGTAGAGTTATTTTAGATGAAGTTTTTTATGCAGATCTTAATGATTTAAATCCTTTGATAAGAGTTAAAGCTATTTCACCTGGTAATGGTAATCCTGATAAGTGCGTTGGTCAAAACATTTATGGTTTAGAATATACTATTAAAGGTCCTGTTATGCATCCAGGTGTAATTTTATCTTACCATCCTTTTTTGGAAGGTGCTTATAAAACTAATTATCCTACTTTTATTCATAATGTGAATTCACATCGTGGTTTTTCTGGAATGTTGTTATTTGATTGTTCTGGAAGATGTCTTGGTTTTCAAACACGCTCTTTAGATGGTATGAATTTAAATCGAGCTTATGCAGTTAATACTTTTGTTCACACTTTATTGTATGATAAACGCCCTATGGGTAAAACTGCTATAGATCTTTTAAAAAACTAATAGTTCCGGCCCCCATTGTAAAGGAATCACAAAACTATGCTATTTTTGGCAAAGTTCCTAAATTTGTTAAGTTTACTGAAAAGTATTATGATAATGTGGAACTCTTAAAGTATAGTGAGGAAAGGGGTTGGTTTTTGCCAAAATATCATTATCTTGCGGGTATTGATAAAGATAATCTTAGAAATGATTTTAAAAAATTTGATGAACCACGTAATTGGTGTCCTGATAAGCGTGCTAGGGGGCTAGCTAAGGAAGCTTTAAAGGTTATATTACGTCCATTTCTTGCTGGTAGTAAGGAGATTAGTTTTGAAAACGCCGTTAAACGCGCTGAAAAGAAAACTGCTCCTGGTTATCAGTTTAAGAAAATGGGTTTTAAAGATAAAAATCAAGTTTTTGAATTTTTCTATGATAAACTTAAAGATATGATTAGTGAAATAACAATAGGTACTATTATAGATACTTTATGGGAGGCTTCTCCTAAAGTTGAAATACGTTCTTTAGAAAAATTAATAAATTCAGATCCTTTACTTAATAAACAACGTACTTTTATGTGTGCTGATGTTATTATGTATATTATTGGTTTGATGTTGTTTAGTGATCAAAATGATAAGTTTAATAAAATGGCGCATCATCGTCAATGGTCTTCAGTTGGACGTTCAATTTTTTATGGTGGATGGGATGATTTAGTGCAATATTTATTTTCTGATACAGCTAATGTTGATGAATTATTTGCATGTTTTGATGTCTCTGCTATGGAAGCTTCAATTAATACGGAGTGTTTTGATGATATTTATGAGATTCGTAAGGAATTTTTAGATTTAGAGCATGAAGAATTATTTAACTATTTTTTATTTAATAAAATGTATTCAAAAGTTGTTGATATAGATGGTAATTTAGGACTTAAAATTGGAGGTAATCCTAGTGGTTGCTTTAATACTTTAACTGATAATACTATTATGTTAATTTTATTATTTTTATATCATCTTGCTAAAAAATGTACCACTGTCACTGAAGTTGTTGAAAAATATAAAAAATTGCCTGCTGCTATGGTAGGTGATGATTCTGTCATTACGAAAAGTGATGATTGGATTGGTTTAGAGAGTGGTTCATTTGAGTTAGGATTTAAAATGAAACCTGAAATAGTTAGTGAAACTGGATCAATTTGGATCCCTATAACTTCTGTAAAGTTTTTAAATTTTGGTTTTATTTTTAATTCATTAATTGGTATGTGGATTTTTGAACCAAATTATGATAAACTTTTTGCTGGTTTATTTTTTAATAGAAAAAATAATAGTTGGAGATTAACTTATGCACGTTTATGTGCTATGAAAGTTTTATGTTATAATAATAAAGAACTTTATCGCCAAGTTAAAACTCTTATTTCTTTAGTTTGGATGAATCATCAATTAGATATGATTGCTGAAAATAATATTAATGATAAATTACCTATGTCAGTTATTCCTACTTTGGAATTATCTGATTCTCATATTGAAAATTTAATTTATGGTTTGGAAACGGGCCCGTACACTGATTCTGTGAATTTGGTTGTTGATTTATCAATAGCCATTCACAGTGAATTTTAGGATTAAGGAAGGAATTCGCCTAAAATAAAGTGGCATCCCACTTTATTAAATTTTTAAATGGCGAAAAAGAGAACTTTTATTGGACCTTTACCTCAAAAACATAAAACGGCAGCACAAGTTGCACGCCAACGTCGTAGGAATGAAAGAAGACGTGCGAAAGCAAAGGCCTTTATAGGGCCGCGTACTGAAATACAATCTAAACGACGAGGCAAAAAAGTCCGTATTAAAGGTAAGGGAGATTATAAAATTTTTGGTGTTCCAATTAAATCTAAATATAATTCATTACGAGAAGCTTTAGGAAGTAGATTTTCTAAAGCCTCAGATGCATTATTTGGAGAAGGTGATTATAAAAGTAATGTAAGTTATACTGCAGGTAATACTATGTCTAATAGTATTATTCATTCAGGTCATAATGGTGCTCCTGCAGTTTTCGCTAGTCGAGTTCAAGCTAAAGGCTCCTTTCCAATGAAGTATCGTGATTTTGTTGCACAAGTTAATGCTTCTAATGGTTTGGTTTCAATTGCAACTTATATTTTACAAGCAGCTAATGCAACTTTATTTACATTTATGTCTAGGATGGCTAATTTATTTGAAGAATGGGATCCTCATGGTATTGTTTTCTTTTATGAATCAACTTCTTCTTTTGCGCCAGGTACTATTGGCTTGGGTGATATTGTTATGTATTTTCAATATAGACCTGAAGAGAATGCTTTAACTTCAGTTGTTCAAGCTTTAACTTATGCTGATAGTTGTGCAGGGAATCCTACAGAAAATATGCTTTTTGGTGTAGAATGTAAAAAGAAAGAGAGACCTTATCCTATACTTTATGTTAGTGATGGTACAACACAACCAAATCAAGATATTTTTGATTTTGGTAAATTCTCTTTGTTAGTTAATGTTCCAGGAGCAATTTCAAACGCAATTGGTCGCTTGTGGATTACTTACGATATTGATTTTTATAAGCCAGTTCCTTTAAGTATTTGGCCAAGTTTGAGTGCTTCTTATCCTGTTTTTCATCAAAATTATTCTAGTGGTATTACTAGTTCAGTGCCTTTTGGTGTTATAGTTCCTAAAACTCAAACTTTACCTGGTGTTACTAATACTGCTACCAATGGTGTTATTCAAATATCAAATCCTGGTTATTATTTTATTTTTGATATGTGTAATGCTTTAACAGGTACTGTTGCTGCTCCAACTATAACTGGTGGAGCTAATACAGTTGGATATAGTATTTTAAATGGTGGTTTAAATAGTGAGAGTGTTTTTAATACTACTAATACTATTATAGGTTCTTTATTTAATGTAACTGTTGCTGGCACTGGTGTTGGTAATAATTTTACCTTTGCTCGTCCTACTAGTATTACTGCTGGCGGGGGTGATACTTTTGTATTTCCTATACCTGCTGCTTTTGCTTTACGTGTTAAGAATTTAAATAAAGAACAATCTGAATCTTTGTTGGAACAAATGATTCAGCGTTTAACTTTATTAGAAAGTAAATCCCAAATGTTAATCGAAGAGATTAAAGAAGAAAATATAGTAAATAAGACTGATGATAGTGATACTGATGCTGTTTATTTGAGTACTGATGAAGCAATTCTAAATGGCAAGTTGATACAATTAAACCCTTTGGATGGGTTTCAGTCTTTAAAAAAGAGAAGAGGAAGAAAATAAATATTTGTTTTTGTTTTGTATTTGTATAATCCCTTTGTCTTTTGTCTTTCTTCTTAGTTTTTCAGTGTTTTTGTTTAAAAATACTGTGTATAATATTTGATGTGTGAAA